GCAGGACTCGGCAGTTCACGGTCATCGCTGCCATAGTAGATACGGGTTGCCGCCAACGTAATGAAGTCCGGCAGATACGCCGCCAAGTTGGACTTGTTGATCCACGTGCCAACAGCAGTCTGAAGCTCGCCGTAATTCGTGATGCTCACTGCAAATCCTTCGGCGCAACCAACACGATGAATCCATCCTCTGTCGTCTGAAACGTGTGCAACTCGAAGCGACGCATGATCTTCGGCAACCACCACTCCGGGGGAGCCTGGATCAAATGGGCGTTGCGACCGTCAGGAAGGACTTTGGCTGCCGGGACACAGGATACCGTGAAGAACCCGATCTTCAGCGTCACCCGCGCAAGATCGTCAAGGACGTTATCCAAAAGCTCGGGTTCGATGTGTTCGAGAACATCGATGCAAGCGCACATTTCCCTCGGCTCCGGTCGCTCGGCATGTTTCGGTACAGCCGGCTCATACGGAAAGTATCTGAACGCATGATCGACCAGCCGATCCTCGTCGAAGGTTTTCATCAGGGTCAGTCTCGATCCGGCGCCGTAATCGAGAAGTTCAGTGACGTGCGCCTTGTTCATTGTGGACGCGACCAATGGAGCGAATTTTGCCGACGCGACCCCATACACGGTTGTGTCGTGCATGATTGCCTGTTGTTTTCGGTAAGGCTCACTGATGAGCGGCAGCGACATTTCGAGTCCTTTCGGCATGGATGGAATTGCCCATCAGTTCACGGTACTGGCAGGTGTAGTTCATTTCTTCCAGTTCATTGAACCAGATCGTGTCCACGCCGCCGTTGTCCTGTGTTTCTTTCCAGACCGGAAGCCCGCGTGTCCAATGCAACAGCTTGGCAGAATCGCTCACTGGGCCATACCCGACAACCGCATTCCAATCATTCGGGATCGACCCGATGCGGTCGCGCGCCCACGCGAAGTCGAACAACTGATTGCGCTCGTCGTCGATGTATTCAGGGGTCACCCGATTGCACAGGTAGTTGTTGAACAGCATCACGCTTGGCCATTCAAACCGTTCCTGCTTCTGCATGACGTGAACAACCATTTGCGCATCGGCGCATTCAAACAGTTCAGCCACGTCGCCAGTAACCACCATGTCGGCATCCATGAACAACGCGGTGCCTCGGTAGTCGCACAGCCACGGCACCAGGAAGCGGGAGAACGTGAACTGCGTAAGCCCCCTGCGCTTGATCGGCAGGGTTTTCAGAATCAGCGGCGTCACGGCAACGGGGACAGAGCAATGCCTGGCCACTGAATGCTGGGCAACACAGTAGGCCAACGGTTGCCGCTCATCGTAACCAATGAAAACCCGCAGGGTGTCACGCACGCGCAGCCTCCTGTATCGAAGTTTGCCAATCCCGATGTTCGACCAGGATGCAATTCGGGTGGAACATCAGCCCGCCCTCGAACTTCCAGCAGCTTGTTTTCCCTTTCATGGCGATTGTTCTGACGCCTAGAGCGCATGCAAGATGAACCACAGAGGTCGGAACGGCGTACACCGCATCGAGCGAGGCGACCAATGATGCCGTGTCGTCGTAGTTCTTCGCGGTAGTCACCTTCGGATACTCGACCAGATCGACATCCGGGTTTCTCTCCTTGAATTCCGAGATTGCCGTCGTCGCATCCTTGTATTGCAAGCTGACCCAGGTCACATCATGAGCCTTGAACAGCGGCAACAAATCGTCCAAACTCACGTGCCGGTTCCTGTCTCCGGTTTCCTTTGTCCCTCCGGTCCAGGCGATGCCGAAAGTCGGTTTCCCGCGCCGCGCCCATAACGACTTCCACTTGAAAACCTCATCTTCGTCGGCCTTCAGGTACGGGCCTGACGGGAACGATTCATCCGACAACCTGAAAATCCCTCCCAGTTGCATGCTGCTGATGCTGTAGTCCGGCTTTTGATCCTTCTCCGCCCAATCCAAGCCGTCTTTCATCGACCGCGTGCCGTAGACCGTGGCCCTCGGAAATGACCTGCGGAATAAACATTGGAGTCGCTTGTCGCAGTCGATTATGACCCTGCCGGCGCGCTCAATGGCATCGTTGTACATACTGGCAGCACATACCTCGTCGCCGATTCCCTGCTCTCCGTAGATGACGATCGTCTTGTCCGGCTCACCGGACCATTCCGGTTCATTGTCGTAACTCCAACGATACCGTTGACCGCTACCGACGCTCGCCGAGTAATTCTTCCAGCCTGTCTGCCATTCGTGCGAAGCCAACTGGCACAGCCCAAGGTTGTGCTTGGCCTTCAGGCTCGAATGATCGATTTCCAATGCCTTCGCAGCATGTTTGCGAGCCTTGTCGAACTGGCCTAGTTGAAGAAACACGGCCGACAGGTTGACGTAATTCAAAGCCGTGTGCTTCGGTTGCCTGCACAGTTTCAGCGAGCGCATGTACGCATCCTCGGCTTCATCCATCCGCCACATCAGATCGGCGGCACGGCCCATGTTCGTCCAGCCGGCGGACTCGGACGGACTGAGATCGGTCACGCGTTTGGCAAGCGTATAGCTCAGGCCGACCTTGCCCTGCTTTTCGCAGACGAACGATGCGATCACCAGGGCCTTTGGGTCATTCGGGTTCTCATACAGAGCTTTGTCGAGGATCGACCACGCCTCGGCGTATTTGCCGGTTTCGGCATGCTCCGCCGCTCTTGTCAGGTCGGGCGCCATAGCTTCTTGTCCGACACTTTGCAGTACGGGTAATTCAACTCGATCTCCCGTTCGATCTTCGGCAGATCGGCAGTGCGCGACAATCTCAGCCCCTTCTTGAGAAGTTGCATCTCTACAATCGGCGGGATCATGGCGACCAGACACATGTAGTCGTCGGCCTTGATCTGATGATCGACCGATCGCTCATTGCGGATTTGTTTCGCCCGATTCAGGGCCGGCTCGACATCCATCTCCGAGCGGATATGAACGTCTCCGAACGAGTCTTCGTCGAAGAACTTCGTGACGCCGGTGAACGGGTTGTAGTCGTACAGTTCAGGCATGCGCATCGGGGGAAGGTTTCCCCTCCCCCGCCCTCAGTCAAGATTAGTGACGGTTATGCGCAGGCTACAACTTTGCCGGACGCCTTCTCGTTTCGAGACACCAGACCGTATTCAGCGACGATCTGATATTTCTTGCCGTCACCCGTCTTGGCAAGTTCCTCCATGAACGGACGGTCGATGAAGCTGATCGCCCAATACTCAGGGTCGAGACACAACACGACGCTTGCCCGAACGTACCTGTGGAGTCGCACGGCATGAGTACCGTAGCTCGTCTTGTACAGGTTTGCCGTGGCGATGATCGACGCCGGCTGCGCCCTCCCAACATCGATGAACCGCGTCGCAACCCCGGTGAATACGTCGATGACCTCCTTTTGGGTCGTGCCCACCAGAATGTCGGTGACGTTTCCACCTTCAGCCCACGCAGACCGCAAAGCAGCCTTCAGTGCGCCTTCGGTCAAAGCACCCGTGGTCGTCCCATCAGTCGGAGCCGCCACTACCCCGGCAGCAAACCCCGGAGTCGAGGCCGAAGCCGTGGTCGTCGCCAACGATTCGTTGGTGGCGATCCATGACTCCATTCCGGCGCTCGAACGTGCAGTTGCGGAACCGCCGGCAGACGAAGCCTGATTCGTGACGATGGCCTTTTCCATGTCCTGCTTCAGTTCCTTCATCTGCTTGAAGGTCTGGCGTTTGGCCTCGGTCTTGCGACCTGCCTTGGCGACCTTTTCTTGCGTCCGCGAGATCAGAAACGTCTTGCGACTGACCTGCTGATAGTTGCCGACGCGGGTCGGTTGCGCCACGGTGATGTACGCCGCATCGTCACCCTCGATCTGCCTGTTCGTGGTCGCTGCCACCAGTGAGTCGAGCAGATGTTCGTGAAGGGTGGCATCGGCGGACACCTTGTCCAGATTGGTCAACGCCCACGTGTCTTCGGCGAACAAGTCCCAGATCACGTCTTCCAGGTCTTCACGGTTGCCGCCGCCAGAACCCGTTCTGTATGTGTCGGTCGTACCGGCTACTTGAGACATTTCGTTTCCTTGTGTTACCCGAAGAACCTGTCGAGCTTCTTGCCGGCGATTTCCTGCTTTTCAGCCTGGGTCTTCGCGGACCTGATGTCCTTGCGCATCCGCAAGTTCTGCATCTTCGCCGACAGTTCGGGGATTGAGTTTCCGGGCCTCACCACGGGCGGCGCCCCATTCGCGGCCTTCAATGCCTGCCCTTTGGCGGCACGGAGAACGTCGAACTGGTTCGCTTTCCAGAGAAGCTTCACAAATCTCGGATCGTTCACGGAACCCATTTCCTCTGCGCTGAACCCCTCGTTGACGCCGTAGCTCCGAAGTTCTTCGGCTTTCTTCGGCGACCATTCGGGAATTGCTTGCCGCAGGTACTCGGCTCCGCGTTCCAGCATTTGCGATGCGACTTGCATCTGCATTTGCTGAAACTGATAACGCTTCTGTGCCAATTTTTCCTTCGCTTGATCGCGTTGATCCTTCAACTGGTCGTAGGCGTGCTTGGTCCGAACCATCTGGTCGGTGTCAAGCTGGGTCCAATCGATGTTGCTGAATCTTGCGAGCGCGGATTCGGATTCATTCAGGGTCTTGAATTCTTCCTGAGCATCCTGAGCGAACCTCGACTCCATTTCAAGCATCTGGCGTTGTGCTTGCAGAACCTTGCGCTCATTGGCGACTTCCATCGTCTTGCGCGTATAGTCCTGCTGCCGGAGCAAGGCTGCTTTGATTTTCGGAGACACCTGCAAGGTCTCTCCATCAAGCTCTACCTCTTCAAGCGCGGGCGGGGCACTTTCGCCTTCTCCGCCTTCGACTTCCGACGCTTCGTCGCCGGTGTCCGCCGATTCGTCATCGGTCAGACCCATCAGCCGGTCAAGTTTCGACTCGACTTTTCCTTCTGCGATGCTTTGCGGATCGACT